CAAAAAATTGAGTTTATAATTATTTTAGGTAAAACACTTGTGTGTTGTGTAGTCTAATTCCCTTGTTTAGTGTAGTCCCCCCCCGGCGGGGGGGGGGGGGTGTTTTCTACACGCAATCTGCCATACCCCCCCGACCGTGTAAATTTTACACTCTATTGAATCTGCCATACCCCCCCGACCGTGACTACACGCAATCTGCCGTACCCCCCCTCTCGTGATTGATTCTCGGCATACGCCACCCAGTATTAGGGACGGGGGGACATACACGCGATGGGAACAGACACGCCAGACGGGACGGGGAAACATTCCGAGATTATAGAATCCCGAAAAATAACTCCACGCCGACGCCCTCGAAAACGCCGCGCCTTGGTTCAGACACAGTTGAGCCTGTTTTTGAAAATTACGACGAGTCCCAACCCATTGATTCCGATGTGCTTGAGCAGATGCGTGCCACCGGCAGGATGGACGCCATAGCCCCTTTCGCCGCCAGCGACCACAGGGGCGGGGGCATAGGCGACCAGCTAATCCCGCGCAAGCGAAAGCCGGGACGCCCTCTTAAGTCCGACATGGTGAACGCGAGGGCTGCCGCGCTGGAGCAAACCCTGGAGTACCATCCCGACGACCTGGAGGCCCTGGCGATAGACCTGGGCGACGGGAAGGTGGCGCTTGAGACCGCCCTGAAGAAGGAACTCAGTCGCCGGGTGAAGCTGAAGGGTTCCCTGCGAGTGGTCGGCTCCCCCGTCCGCTACGAATACAAGTGGACCCGGCTGGTCAGGAAGATGGTCAACCTCGCGCTGGCGGGGGACAGGGAGATGATAAAGTTCTGCGTCGAGAGGGTGGCCGGGAAGACCGCCATCGCCAAGGCGGAGGACCGACCCACCAGCATCGTCGTCCAGAACCAGATTCCCACCCCCGAGGACAAGGAGAAGGCATGACCAAGGACAAGGATCGCAAGCCCGCCCACATCCGCAGGTGGGATACAGGGGCGGGCGTTCAACGTATTACCGGGTGCGCAAGCAAGGGTTCCCTGACGGCTATCAAACCCTCTGCGCGAACCATCAGATCAAGAAAGAGATTACGAGGCGGTTCATGAAGACGTTCAAATTATCGCCACAGTCCGACCCTCTGCTGCCGATGGCGTTGCCTATCACGAAGAAGGAGTAAGGCGACCATCTTATGCTCAAACCGAAATACGAGTGGCAAAGCGGATGCAGCCAGTGGGCACTGCTCAAGTTCTACGTCCGAATATGGATTCAGCACCACGTCACGAACCATTACTGGTTCTGGCGCAACCGCAACGTAGCCTGTCTCGGTTGCGGGGCGAAGGGTAGCAAGGAAATGCTTATGCTCTGCGCGATCTTTGGAACGGTGTGGGGAGACTACGTGTGCCACGAGTGCCGACACGACCCTAAGCCAGAGTGCGGACCCAACTGCCCGTATTGTAGGTTCGTGGATGAAGAGGGTCAAAATGACGCCGCAGTCTAACGGTTTACTGCCGACGAAGAAGGTCAGGGAGAGCGAATGACGATCACCGTACAGACAGGCACGAAGTGCCCGAAGAACTGCAAGCCGAACCCGATGTTCGAGTACAAGACGGTGTTCGGGCCTTATTTCATATTCTGCCCGTACTGTGGGACGAGGCTTGTCAGGAAGACGGCGAAGTATGTGGACGGGGAGAGCGTCAAGAATCTGCCGGGTCCCGACGCATGACGTTCGGCGTCGAGTTCCTGGCCGCCGCGCTCGCCCTGCTGCTCCTGGCGGCGTCCCTGTTGGCACGCGACATCTCCCGCTCCCGGAGGAGAAAATGAACATCATCTGGATGAAATGCCCCAACGAATGCAACAACCCCGATAAGAAAGTTCCAGAACTCGTGAACGGTCGCCCCGTCTGCTCGGCCTGCGGTTTCTGGCTGGTGCCCGGAAGGCGTATCGAATACGACATCGAGGTCACCTGGAAAGGAGCCAAGTAAATGGCTAGGGACAGGTACGAGGTGATACGCATAAATTTCGACGACGGCGACCTCTCGCAGATCAACCTATACGCGGCGGACGGCTGGATGGTTTGCGGATGCTGGACGGAGAAGATACTGGGCGACTTCTACCATTACGCCATGTTGCAGCGGAAGCTGCCCAACAGAGTTGAGTATGTCACCGTGATCCCCGACAACCCGGAAATTTCAAGATGATCGTAGGCGTCAGCACGTACAAGCCGTTCCCCGCCCAGATGCGGTTCCACTCCGACCCCCGCAAGTTCCGCCTGTTCGGGGGCGCTCGCGGACCGGGGAAGTCCCGCGCCATCCTGGAGGAGGGCATCGCCGCCTGCAACTTCATACCCGACGGCAAGGGCGGCAGCGTCTACAGGGAGAACGCCGAGGGGCTGAACGCCCTCGTCCTCCGCACGTCCCTCACCGACCTCGAAGGCTCCGTGATCTCCAAGTTCAAGGAGAGCGACTGGTTCAAGAAGGGCGTCGCCAAATGGTCCGACCAGAAGAAGACCGCGACGTTCCCCAACGGCTCGATGCTCAAGTTTGGCTACGCCGCCAACTCCGTTGACCTCGCGCAGTACCTCGGGCAGGAGTACGCCTTCATCGGGTGGGACGAGATCGGCCTGGCGAAGGACTACAAGATGTTCGTCGAGCTTATGGGTTCCCTCCGCTGCCCCATACCCGACGTTGTGTGCCGCATGGCCGGTTCAGCGAACCCAGGAGGAGTCGGGCACGCCTGGCTCAAGGCGATGTTCGTGGACGGCAAGCCAGCGCCGGGCATGGAGCCTCACCAGTACAAGCGCGAGCACTACTCCTACATCCCCGCCACCTACCTGGACGGCCCGTACAAGGACGACCAGCCATACCTTGACAATTTGCTGATGCAGCCGAAAGCCGTACAGCGTGCGTGGATTTTAGGGGATTGGAACATCGTCGCCGGGGCCTACTTCGACTGCTGGTCGATGATCGACGACCCCTCCGCCGATCCCCCGCAGATCGACATGACCTTCGACCCGCTGTGGCTTGAGTCGGAGCGCAAGAGTTGGTGGGACGTGTGGATTTCCATAGACTGGGGCTTCCAGCACCATGCCGCCGTCTACTGGTACACGCTGGACTCCCACGGCAACTGCTACACGTTCCGAGAAATCGTGGTGAAGAAGCAGGGTTCACGTGCCCTCGCGAAGGCGATCATCGAGAACTCCCGCGACCTCTCCATCGACGCCATCTACCTCTCCCCCGACGCCAAGTCAAAGCACGACTATGACGCCAACTCCATCAAGCAGCAGATGGACGACATCTTCCTGGACTCCGACCTGCCCTGCACCACGATAGCCTCGGACGACCGCAAGGCCGGGTGGCTGCTGATGCACCAAATGCTTTCCTCGGGGCAGTGGAAGATCGGACGCAACTGCCGCGAGGCTTTGGCCGGGCTTCCCACGCTGATGATAAATCCCGCGAACATCGAGGACGTGCTGAAGGTGGACGCCATCGCCGACGACGTGGGCGACGCGCTGAGGTACGGGATATTCTCCCGCCGGGCTTCGTTCAGTGTCAAGCCGAGGGCCGTCCGCAGGCAGGAGACGCTCGCCGCCGCGCCCAACATGCAGGCGATGTACATGGCCGACCTGCGATTGAAGGAGCAGGAGGAGAAGAAGGCTAAGCAATTCTCCAATATAGGGAGAATCCCCTCGTGGAGGGCGAAACTCTCGATGGGCAGGAACAGGCAGGCGAGACGCTTCTTCAAGGCCGTCGAGGACCTGACCAAGGACAAGGCCGATGTGGATAAGCCGTAAGGATCGAGAGGACATGCTGACGGAGCTTGCGTCTTTGCGTGCGGAGTTGCGGGTTTACAAGGAAGAGCTTGCCCGGCTGCGCGAGCCGAAGCCCGATCCAAAGCCCAATGCCGAAACTTTCCGTCCCATAGATAGCGAGAAGGCGCAGAAGTTCAAGGAGCTTCTGGGAGGCGGAACGCCCTGGCAGAAGTACAGGCGCGAAGCCCAGAAGAGGCTCCGAGAGCAGCCCAAGGAAGTCGTCGTCGAAACCCCGGCGACGCAATAGGAGACCTGATGCATCCCAACCCACAAGCGGCGGCATGGCTTAACGACGAGTCCAGACCGGCGTTGAAGAGATTTTCCAAATCGGACGCGGCCAAGGAGTCACCGGCACGGAAGCCACGCGACCGCAGCCAGGAAGGCATGGAGCACGAGGACGAGCACGAGCAGGCTCACGCCGAGCACGGTCCCGTGATGCACAGCCACATCGAGCACGACCACGAGGCTGGCATCCACACTGTGCACCTCCACCACGAGGACGGACACAAGCGCACATCTACCCACGACTCCGTGAAGGAAGCTACCGATCACGTCAACGCGGCTCATATCACCATGCCCGAGGAAGAGCACGCCGAGGAGGAAATCCATCCCGGCATCCACGAAGAGGTGGAGAGCAAACTCGGCGGCAAGATAGAGCACAGCTACTAAGACAATGCCAGCAAGCGAGATCATGAAGCTGTACCGGGCGAGGAAGCTGCACAGCGGCAAAGGCGGGCCAATCGTGAAGAACAAGAAGCAAGCCAAAGCCATCCAGATTTCGTACGCCCGGAAGGAAGGGCACAACATCCCGAAGCTGGGCAAGGAGTAGCATGGCTAAGGGCTGGATTTCTAAAGTGGCGCAGCAAGCCGAAGCGCCCAAGCAGTCGTCGGGGGACATGTATTTCGAGCCAGCGCCGGGTCTGCCTGCCCCCGTCGATCCGTCAGTGCCCAAGACCTTCACGGATAAATCCCTGCCGTCGCCGTACCAAGAACGCTTCCCAGGAAACACCATATCACCGCTGCCCGTGCCTGTTCCGGGCACGAGGATCGCGCCCATACCGACGACGCCCAGGGAATCAGCAGAACCCAAGGAGTGGGAGCGCGGCAAGAATTTTCTGTTCAACACGTAAGGGGGCATCACATGGCAAAGTGGATTCAGAAGGCGGTCAAGCGGCCCGGTCGCGTGAAGAACGCGGCCAAGCGTGCGGGCGTCAGCGTACAGGAGGAGGCGTCCAGGATGTCTCACTCCAGCGATCCGTCCGCTCGGGCTGCGGGCAATCTCGCCAAGCGCTTCTCGAAGGGCGGGGACATCCACAAGGCGAACTTGGCAGGATAAGCGCGTCAGGCGGGTAGGGCGGAAGCCGCCCTTCCGCTCGAACCCGCGACGCAGGAGATTTCATGGCAGAGCAGGACGACAAGCAGAAGCCGCTGCCGCAAGATGACCGCGCTTCTCTAGACAACAACGACCAGGGCGACAGCGATCCCGAGGAGCAGTTCCCCGAGGCCCTGATCGCCGCGTTCAAGACACTCGTGGACAAGGTAGGCACACGTGACCTCATCCTGCGGCGCTTGCAGTCGAAGGATGTCTGGAAGCAGCGCCTCATGTATCGCGGGTACCAGCGCCTAGTCGATGGCGGCAATTGCGGATTCGACATAGCTGGCGAAGGCGGCGGAGTGCTGGCTACCGGAGTTGGAGATGACGGCACGGAGCTTGATTTCCGCAACATCGAGAACATATACTTCGCCTACGGACAGATCATCATCTCCGCCCTCACAGGCTCCAAGCCTACGTGCCGTTTCACGGCTGACAATCTCAGCCAGCCGGACGACCTGATCTCCGCAGAGAACGCAGACTACGCACGCCAGTTCATCGAACGCAACAACAATATAACCGAGATCAACCAGGAAGCTGTGCGTTATCTGTACACCGATGGGGTGTTCTACTATCATTCCTGTTGGGACGAGGACGAGGAAAGGGAAAGGGTCCACACATACGGGGCGCTCGAAGTCAAGCGTGCAATCACGGGCAAGTGCCTGAAGGATTCCCCGTTCCTACAGCTTGCCCTTGAAAAAGACAAGAACATTTGGAAGGAAATGTTCCCCGAGGTCGCTGACAAAATCACCGGCTCCAACGCGGGGGCGTCGCAGAACCAGTTCGACCGCATCGCCAGGATTTCCGTGAACGCTGGCATGGGTGCCACGCTTTGCACTGGGGACTCGTTCGCCCATCTTGCCACCGGGCAAATGACATGGATCAGACCGTCATTTTACAACGAAGTAAACGAGGAGCAGCAGAAGCTCCTGAAGCAATATTTTCCGAACGGTGTTAAGCTCACGTTTGTCGGCACGACATTTTGCGAGGCCGTGGAAGAGTCGATGGACGAAAGCTGGACCGAGGTATTCGCAAATCCCGGAGACGGCGCTCACCGCCCGTCAATAGGCACCCCCCTTGTTCCCATTCAGGAGCGCCTCAACGATCTGCTCGACATCCTGTACGCGACTTTCGACCACGGTATTCCGTGGCGCTGGGTCTCCACCGAGATAGACCTTAACGCGATAGGAGACCAGGAGAACGCCCCCGGCATGACCGGGCAGGTGAAGACTTCGGGCAACAAGGCCTTGGCCGATTATTTCTTCGTAGAGACGCAGCTTGATGTTCCGGCGAGCATGATTACGCAAATCCGCGCCCTAGAAAATGAGGTGGCGCAACTGATGGTCGGAGCCTTCCCCGCGCTCTTCGGTGGAACCGATCTTGGCGCTAATGCAGCCGTGGGCACCACGACAATCCAGCGCGACCAAGCGCTTGGGCGTCTCGGGATGATCTGGCGCTTCATCAAGGCAGGATATGCGTCTTGCATCGAGCAGGCTGTCATCCTGATGGCGGAGCATCGCTCCGGTAACCTCCAGACCGAGATGCCGGGTACCGCTTTGACCGACTCCACCGCAATCGAGATCGACTTCGACGCGCTGAACAAGGGTCGCTTCGCGGCGCACACGGATTCCGACGACAACTTCCCAGAGTCTTGGACGCAGAAGAAATCCACGTTCATCCTGATCCTAACCGCAGCCGAGAAGAACCCAAACGGATTCGCGGCGTCGATCATGAAGGACGCCTCGAACATGGCATATGCCAAATATGTCATTGGCTTGCCCGACATCACCGTTCCCGAGGAAGTCTCGCGCAACAAGCAACTGACGGAAATCGGACTCCTGCTCAAGCAGCAGCCGCTTCCGAATCCCATGCACGACGAGTTGACGCAGCAGATAGCTCAGCAGAAGGCGCAGGGCATCGACGTGTCGCAGCTTGAGCAGCAGCTTCAGAATATTCCCCCGATGGTGTCGTCCGTGCCTATAGACCCGGTTTGGGACAACGACGCCGTGGAGAAGCAGGAAGTGGGCGATTGGGTCAATAGCAGGGAAGGCCAGAAGGCGAAGAGAAAGAATCCTATGGGATTCCAGAATGTGTCGCTGCACGGGCAGGAACATGCCGCAAGCCTAACGGGCAAGACGCCTCCCCCTGTGCCGCAGCCGAAGGAAGCCATATCGGTCACGATCCCGCTCGACAAGATGCCGAGCAAGGTGCAGTCCGAGATACTCACCAAGCTGGGCATCCCCGTTGATGAAGGGACGTTCGACAAGCAGGACACGCAGGACGCACAGCTTGAGATAGCGAAGAAGACTATTTCTCATCCGGCAGCCCGAGCCGCCATGGCGGGGCCACCGCGCAGGCTGGTGCCGAATGCCGGATAAAAAAAAGCTCAGGGCGCTTATTTTTCGTCACGGCAGCACCGTCCTGAACGAAAAAAACTTATTCAGGGGAATGCTTGACATCCCCCTCGACGAACAGGGGATCATAGACGCCCATGACGCGGCTGATTTCGCCTTGAAATACAGACACAACGGCGAAAAAGTCAACATCGAGCGCATACTTTCATCACCGCTGCTCCGCTCGGTGCAGACCGCGCAGGTCCTCAGCGGAAAGATCGGGGGCATCGCCGTTGACCTGCGTCGGGAACTGTTCCCGTGGCAGATGGGAAGCGATTTCTACGGGAAGGACCGAGATAAGCTCGCCGAAAAGCTGGAGTTTTACGTCAAGAACCCGAATGAGACGCCGGAGAACGGCGTATGCCTCTCGGATTTCGTGGACGGGGTCGGGGATTTCTTCGAGGACCAGCTTAGCAGGCCTTGCGTGACGGCTTTTTCGACACACACGTCCGACATCATCAGCTTGTCCGATTTGGTCAAGGGCGTCACGCCTAGCCACCCCGAAAAAGCCGACGTTGTCAAACCTGGGGGCATCGTGGCGGTCTTTGTGACCGAAAACGGATATGAGATGGAGCCGATTTTCAAAGCCGAGGACAAACCGGCGGAGTTTGGCTCCTGACAAGAATTCGGCGCGGCTGTGCTGCCGTGGGGAATCCACGGAGGCGTCGGAAAGTACGTCATGAATCACCGCGCCGAACAAATCAGCTACAAGAACCAGTAGTGAAGCGCCGCTAGGCGCTATCAGGGGATTTCAGGGAGAATAATCATGGCAGATGTGGCTCTAGCTCCAAATACTGGCGTTGTCGAGATGGCTCCAGTCGTGGCTGACGCGGGCGCGGCTCCGGCAGAGGAAGTTACCGTCGATACCGGCTCCGAAGATCAAGACACAGGCTCCGAAGACCAGGGAGATGGCGCGAATCAAGACGCCGACACCGGGGATCATGGAGAAGATGTCGATGATGGCAAAACCGACGTCAAAGGGGACGATGGGAGCGATGTTGACGACGTAAAAGACCTTTCCATCAAGAATGTCAACGAGAAATTCAAGGAATTGTCTAAAACCGAGTTCGGAAAGGCCAATTCCGAGTTTCTGAAGAATCTCCGCCACAATTACAACCAGCTTTATAACATCAGCCAGGCTTTTCCGACCCCAGAGGCGGCTCAGACGGCAAAGGACCTGCTTGGATCGCTCGGGGACAACCCTGGAGATGCGATCACCAGCCTACAAGCCGCGCAAAACGATCTAGAGGCGCTAGAAGCGCAGATTGACGCATCCGATCCCGACATGGTCGCCGCCATGTTCGACAATTCTCCCGAAGGCATGGCTGGATTGGCCCCCACGTATCTCAACGAGCTTTACAAGCGCAGCCCCGACGCCTACGAGCGCACGATCACCCCCCCGATCTACAATTCATGGGTCCACAAGGAAGGCCCCGTCCCGGTGATGTACAATGCGGTCAACCTGCTCAAGGCGGGCAAGACGCAGGAGGCCATAGCGGCGCTGGAGGCGTTCGGAACCACGCTCCAGAACATGGAGAACTATATCAAGTCTTCCGTGAATGATCCGCTCAAGGGAGAGAAGGACAAGATCGCCAGCGAGCGCAAGGAATTGGGAACGCAGGCCGAGGCGAACTTCAACGCTTCCATAGACGCCCAGATTTTTCCGATTCGCGACCGCATCATGGACAAGGCCTTGGAGCCATACACACGCGGCAAGAACCTCGACGAAGCTCGGCTCAAGACGATCAGGAAGAACATCCTGTCGGAGCTTCAACGCTACGCTGACGAGGACAAGACTTTCATGCAGCAATACGGTCAGGTTCGCAGAACGAAGAACCTCGGCAACATCGTGAAGTACACGGGCGGCAAGCTCGAAGAGATACTGCCTGGAATGGTGGACACCGTCGCGAAGATGTTCGGTCTGACGACATCGGCCACCCGCTCTGGACTCCGTGACCGCCAGCGCACGGTCATCAAGGGCAACGCCAAGGGAACATCCGCACGGGGGAGCCAGCCCGAGGGGACAAAGGACAATCCCATGAAGTTCGAGCCGGATATGAGGAACATCGACACCCGCCGCACGAGCACCATTATGAGAATCCGCCAGAAGCAGGCTTGGGGCAAGGACGGCAAGTTCTACGACTGGAACTAAATTTTTCCGCTACCAGACACATAATTGAACGGCACTAAGGCAGTTTGAGGGTGGAGCAACACCCCCGTCACCAAAAAAACGCAAGAAAACTCACCTTATCGCCTTCACAAACGCAAGTCAGGGAAATGCCACAGCAGCGACGCACCAGGGAGCGGAGCGGCGTGAGCCTATTTGTGAAGGAATCAAATCATGGCACTAAACGAAGCGGCAGTATCAGCCATCGAGCGCGAAGCCGTAAGGACAGAGATCGCCAAGACTTTCCAGACTGACGACACTCTGTACAGCAAGTTCCGCTCCGACGTCAAGGCAATTCCGGTAGCGTACAGCATTCCCGGTAACACCGGCGAGCGCGGCGCTTTCCGTGTCCCGATGGCCATCCAGGCTAACGGCAACCTGCTCCAGATTATCGGAGACGGCGACGACATGGGCATCGCGCAGGGAACCAAATGGCAGAGCCAGTTGCTCTCGCCAGTCACGTTCACCCTCGGCACGCAGATCACTTGGCTGGCTGAGAACGCGACAAACTCCAAGACCAAGGCCCTGATCGACGTGAACTCGCAGGAATTCGCGAACTCGCTCGACTACTTCAAGACTGGTCTGGAATCCATGCTCCAGGGTGACGGCACGGGGATTCTTTACACTATCCCCACGACTGCGGTCATCTCAAGCTCGTCCGGCACGGGCGCTGAGACATCGTACATCAGCGGCGTGACCAATCCCAACCAGTTCCAGGACCAACAGATCGTCCAGTTCTTCAACGTCGGCGGCGCGTACATCTCGTCCGCGACCATCAGCTACGTTGACGCACCGAACGCCACGCTGTGGTTTTCCACTGCTCTAAGCGGGATCACAAGCGGCACAGCCTACTCCGTGATGGTGAACGCAAGTTCGTCATCCCTTGTCGGCGCGGCTAACTCATCGCTGATGGGCATCAAGGCCTATCAGACAAACGCGACGGTCGGAACACTGAACTCCCTCAATCGTGCGAATTTCCCCGGCAGGCTGAGCACCCCCACCGTGGACCTAAAGAACAACTTCATCACGGTTCCTTACGGACGCCGTGGTCTACAGTTGCTCCGCACCGCGTTGGGCGCGGACACACCGGCCCTAGAAGACCTGTTTTTTTATTGCGGTTTGGACCAGGAAGCGGCAATCGAAGACTTGCAGCTTCAGGTCTCAATCGTCAACCAGCAGGAATTGAAGGGCGACCGCAGCTTGGACATGGGCAAGGAAAACGCCCCGGCGACGTTCATGGGCAAGGAAGTCCTTGTCTCAACGCACGCCTCAAAGGCACGCATCGACGGCATCTGCCCGAAGTATTGGGCCATCGGCGAGATGAAGGCCCCCGACCTTTACGAGGTCAAGGGCCAGTCGGTCTTCCCGCTTTACGGAACCGGCGTCCTGTCCGCGCACATCTTCTACTACATCACGTCTCTGAACGTTTGCAACTCGAACCCGCGTGGCGGGGTCGTGTTCCCGAACGCCGGAGTTCCATCAGGCTACTAAAAACAGCCTGACCTAGCAAAAGCCCCCCGGTTTCCAAGTCAGTTTCCGGGGGGCTTTTTTTTCGTCTTCCCGATTAAGTATTAGACCCACAGGGAGGGTTATATCCATGCCAATCTACTTCGAGCCTGTATCCGAATGGCTGCTTGTGCAACGCGAATCCGCACCCGACGCTGTCAAGATAGGCTCCATCATCGTACCGAATTCGTCCATCACCGCCGTGCCGCAAGCCACCATCCTCGCCATCGGCAAGGGTGTCATCGAGCACATAGACGTCAAGGTGGGCGACAAGATCGTGCTGGGCAAGTACAACGGAATGGACGAGAAGTTCGGCGATCTCGTTCTCACCACGGTCCGCTGGGACGAAATTCGTCTTATCGTGAGGGAACGCAAGAAGGCGAAAAAAGCGACGGCCTGATGATACCCGTTCCCAAAATTTACCAAGATTTCGTCTATAAAATAGGCGGACGCAACAGGTTCGGGGACCCTAACTGGCGGATAGTCTGGGGACCTGACAGGCTAGAGATAGTAGCCGGGGCATGGCAAGACGCGGACGGCACCACGCGGGTGGAGTCCCGATGGGTGCGGAAATATGGCGACAAGGAAGTGTTCCACCTGGAAAAGTGGTGCGATCCCAGCATGTACGGCGATCCTGCCATGTGGGAGTTCGAGAACGCCTTGACGGTGGACGGCATCACGCCGGACATGGGAATCCAGCTTCTAGGGGCTTTCCCGTGGCGTGGGGAATATGAGCATTCTTTCACGCTCAGCGGCAGGCTGTATTTCTACACGCTGGAGAAGCTGATAAGGCTCAATCTCCGGGGCGACAATGCGAGCGCCGAGGAACGCAAGAAGATGCGCGAGGAAGAGCGCGAGAAGAAGCGTCAGGAATGGATCGACATGGTCGTGGATATCTACAAGGACCGCGCCCCCGCCTTCTACGGGCCGGTGTCCTTCGCGGGGCAGAAACAGCATACCGCCCTGTTGGACAGAGTAGACGCAATCGTGAAGCAACTTGAGAACGGGATTTCCGGGGAAGAGATTCGTGAGAAGCTCGGCCTCGGGTTGAAGCAGACAAACTAAATCAGGGAGAACAAAATGCCAGGAATGGACGTGGAAGCATTCAAGCAGTATATGAGGGGAACGGCGGCGGGACGCGCATCATCCAAGATGGCGCAAGAGAAAAATCCCGGAGCGGGCAGCATAGAAGTGCCCATCCTGCCGGACATTGACCCGTTTTACATCAAGATTTTCAACATCAGGGTGCTGCCAGTTGACGAAAAGACTGGTTTGCGCATCGGATCAATCGTGTATCACGGCTTGCACGGAGAGCACGAGATTCCCTCCGCCGAACCCGGACTCAAAGCCGTGCCCGACGAAACGAAACCTCGCGGGACATACAAGATGGTTCCGTGTGCGAAGATCGAGTCCTACAGCAGGCCGTACTTCGTGCCGAGCCTACAGACCTACACGCACTTCAACCCCATGACGGGCGTTACGGAAGTCCTGCCGAAAGA